ATTTAGCTGATTTATCTGAAAAAAGTTATAATTCTTTAACTGATTTACCTGATTTATCAAGTTTACACACTCATTCAAATAAAGATTTACTTGATACTTATGACCAAACAAATGAAGATATAACAAATGCAATACAGAATTCTCATACTCATAGCAATAAATCCATTCTTGACTTAATTGAAGAAGCTTTTACAACAAGTTTAAAAGACAAATTAGATTGAATAGAAGATTGAGCAGTAAAAGACTATAATAATCTCATAAATAAACCTGATTTAAGTATTTATCAAACAAAATCAAATCTATTAACAGCTTTTCAGTCTACTCCTGATGATACTCATTATATTAGTGAGAAACTTGCAAAAGATGAATTAGACAAAAAAGCAAATGACACTGATGTAGTCCATAAAACTTGAGATGAAAGTATAAGTTGAGTTAAGACTTTTGAAGATGAACTCCATATATTAAATCATATTATAAAATCAAATGATTATTGAACTCTAGAAATAACTTCTTCTGAATGACATAATACAACCTTAAATTCAATTGATTGAAATACTTATATAAGAAATAAAGCTAGTGATTGAACCATATTAAATGAAACTATTTTTTATTCAGATAAAACAGTAAATAAAACAAGAGTTTTATCAAATATAATTTGACTAAAAAATGATTATACAACAAAAAATATATATGTAGACCCAACAAATTGAGATGACAATAATGATTGACTAGTAAGTGATAGACCAGTTAAGACAATAGCAAAAGCTATTAGTTTAATAACTGATACTAGAAATTGTGATACTACAATAAATTTAGCTGATTGAACTTATAATGAAAGTATAAAATTTACTTATACAGTAATGCAATGATGAAAAGTAGGTTTTAGATGAAATGAAGATAATCCTGAAAATGTTGTAGTTGATAATGTTATAGTATACCAATGTCCTAGCTTAGGACTTTGAGAAACTAGTAGATATAATGTATACTCTATATGGTTTACTGGAATAACTGTAACTAAAGAAGTTGATGTATGATGAACAGGAGCTGATACAATGTTTTATATTCATAATGCAAATGTTCAAGCTAAAAATATAATATTTAGATTAGATACTAGCCAAGATAGTTGTTTTTATGTCTGAAATAAAGCTCATCTTACAGTTAGTAATAATATTAAAATAGACAATACTGCTGATAATAATACAGTTCAAGATTTTGTTTATAATTATTGATGATATTTTTATTCAAATATGACAACAAGTTGAACTAGTTGAACTGCTAGTAGAATATATTATTGAAGTTATTATGATGATAGATACCCTAGTTTTTGAATATTTAAATATGAAGTTCATTGAGATTGAACAACTTGAATAGCATACACATCAAATTATAAATTCAGATTAATGTGAAATAATAGTTTATTAACATATTATTGAACAAAAATATTAAATATGGATTATGATAGTTGATATTATTTATGATTTAATAAATATTGACAAATAGAAATGATAAATTGATTATTATATGTAGAAGATTGAGCTTTAAAATATAAAGGTTGAAGTTGAACAGTTACAGAAATAGCACCTGCATAATTTAATTTTTAAAAATAAAAATATGGCTTTAGATAGAAATGATATTGCTTTACTTATAGAAGCAAAAAATAATGGTTTAGATATAGACCAAATTATAGAATGAGCAGAAAAAAAAGTTGCTCAAAATGAATTAGAAAAAAGATTAAATAAAATCTGAAAAGAAATTTATTACAAATTTAATAAAGTTGTTAGAGATAATATTGATAAAATCTCTGAAATGACAGATGAAGAAGAAATTTTGGATTTTGTTATTAAAGAAAGTTATAGACTTTATAAAGAAGAACAAGAAAATATTGATAATCAAGAAAAATTAGAAAAATAATTTTATTTCTTTAATAATCTTATTATGATTTTAGAACTTATATTAAATATATTCTGATATACAATATTAGATTATAATGCTTGTCTACCTAATTCTTGAGTTATTGAATGTAAAATATCTCAAGAAGATATGGAAATTTTTACTGAAATTGATAAACTAGACAAGGAATAATTTTACAGGGGGAGTTTTATAGCTTTTCTTCCCCTTAAATAAAACAAAAAATTAAGCTACAAAAATATTTTAATTTTATTTTTATAATTTAGAAAATATGAAAAAAGCTATTATTTTTAATCTTTTTAGTAGAAAAGATAACCCTTTAAGCAATCTATTAAATGAAAAAATGGATGCAATAACTTCTCTTTCTTTGGTTGAATATATAGAAAAGTTTGAAAAAGAATTTTGACAAATTGAAAAAGTTAGACAAAAACTTTTAAAAGATATTTTTGAAGTTGATGAAAAAACTTGAAAAATATTAGATTTAGACAATCAAGAAAAGATGAAAAAATTTACAGATGAACTAAATTCTATTTTAAATCAAGATATTGATATTAAAAAAATAGTTATCCCTGTAAAAGATATAAAAATATCTCCTAAAGATATAATTTTACTTAAAGATATAATTGAATTTAAAAAATAATAAAAAGGTTTATGGAACAATTTTTACTACAAATATTCTCTGACAAATGAATGACTGCTTGACTCTTTATATTAACTTTATATTGAGTTTATAAGTTATGAAAATTTTGAATAAAAGAATATGTAAAAACATATGAAAAAAATCTTGAATTGCAAAGAATAATGCAAGAAAAAAAAGATTTAGAATTCTTAAAGTCTGTTTGAGAAATTTCAAAAATTATAAAAACTTGAGATGATACTCATGTTCAAGCTCATAAAGAAATTGCTGAAAAAATAGAAAAAGGGCATAAAATAATTTGAGAAAAAATAGAAAAAGTTTGAGAACTTATTAAATATCAAATAAAATAATATGAAAACAATAAAAATTGCTTTATATAAAAATTCAAAAACTACATTTTGAAAAATAATTAGATTTAAGCAAAGGTTTTTATCTAAACTACCAAAAAGATATTCAAAATATTCTCATGTAGAATTAGTTTTTGAAAATTGATTATTTTTTTCAAGTAGTGAAATTGATTGATGAGTTAGGTTCAAAAAAATTGAACCTAAAAAAAATCACTGGGATTTTATAGAAATACAAGTTGATGATCAAGAATATAAAAAAATTTATGATTTTTGTGTAAAACAAAATTGAAATTGATATAATTGGTTTTGAATAATTTTTGCACAAACTCTAAATCTTAATATTTTAAGAAGAAAATGAGATTATTTTTGTAGTGAAATTGTTTCAAGAGCCTTGCAAGAAGCTTGTTTTTTATGTATTTATGATAGTATTTTTATAAGTCCTTGAAAACTTGCCTTTATCTTGGAAGAAAATAATTATTTAATTAAATAACCTTTTTAAAAAATGAATAATTTAGAAAAAGAATTTTTGGAACTAGAATGATGAGCAATTTTAGACCAAAATACAATTAGTAAAAATGATTTTTTACTATGAAATTTAGAAAAGGATAAATTAGAAGATTATTTAGATAATATAAAGCCTGAAACACCAAAAATATTTTACAATCAAGCTAAATTGAATAGGACTAGAAATGCATGTACTTTATTTTGAAGTTTTTGAGCTGTTTCTGATTTGACTGGATATAATTTTTCTGAAAAAGAAATTTTAGAAATTTGTGATATAGCTGAAAAATATTATGGTTGGAGAGAAGATTATGGATGATATATTTATAAAGCTGTTGATTGTGTAAGAAATTATTGGAATAAAAAATTTCCTGAAAAAAAACTAGTTTCTTTTAGAATTGATTTAAAAAGTGAAAAAGATTTAGAAATTATTAAAAAATTATATGAAGCTAGAAAAACTATAGTTATTTGATATAGAACTACCAAAGAACACTATATTGATTCTCAAGATAATTGAGTTTTAGACAGAGATTGTTTTGTTTCTTGTGGATCAAAAATAACTGGTTGACACTGCATAAGATATAATTTTTGAATGAATATAGATAATTATATTGATAGAAAAAAATATAATTCTTATGTAAATGAAAAATTAGTAAAATTAGTAAAAGAGTGAACTTATTTTATAAGTTGATATGTTTTCTTTTATAAAGATGAATTTGATGAAATATTTTCTGATGTTCAAGAATGAGCACCTTTTTATGAAGCTATAAAATGGGCTAAAGAAAATTGAATTATACATTGATATGATGATTGAACTTTTAGACCAAATAATTCTATTACAAGGGGAGAAACTATTTGAGTTTTATATAATTTTAATGAATATTTAAAATGACTAAAGAAGTAAAATGTGCTTTTTGTGGTTGAAAAGCTACTCATTATATAAAAGTTGATTTAGATATAAAATGAATACCTATCTGTAAAAAGAAAGAGTGTGAAATTAAATATTTTATTGAAACTTCTGCAATTTTTAGTCCTTATGAACAAGATAAAAAATAGCTTTAAATAAACAAAAACTAGACTATAACTAAAAAAGTCTAGTTTTTTTGTGTAAAATTTTTGACAAAATAAAATAAAGTATGTTATAATTTTTGTGTAGTTGAGAAAAACAACTATTTAATTTATTTTTTAATCTATAAAGATTATGCAAAAACAAAAACAAATACTTCCTGAAAGAATTGGAAGAAATATAGTAAAATTATGAAAAATGAAATTTACTATAAAAGAATATAAAAATATTCTTAAAGAAACTCAAGAAGAGTTAAAAGATTTTAATATGGATTTTTTAACTTCTTGGGAGCAAGACATTATCAATTCATAGTCAATTGATACTATAACATTACTATTTTATTACTAATAATTAATATTATGATTACAAAAAACAAAAATAAAAAAAATCTTACTATAGATTTAAAAGAAATGTATGCAAAAGAATATTTAGAATCAAAAAAATGATTTTTTACTAAAATTATTGACAAATACATAAAATATTTTACAATAATTTGATTTATTCTTTATATAATGATTAGTTTGTGAACTTGGAATGGTTTTATATCTATTTCAAAAACAAATGCAACAGAACTCAAAATAAAGCCAAATTTAGAAATTAGAGACAAAATAAGGCTAGAAAGACTTGAAGTTTGTCAAAAATCTTTTGATAAATATAAAAAAACAAAAAATATACCATTTTATATAAGAAAAAAATTAGCAGTTGTAAGTTGTGCTATAAGAATGCATGGAGTTTATGTTTTTGAAAGTTGAGCTTGAAAAAGTGAAATGTGCAGAAAACAAAAAAGTTGTTTGTGAATAAAAACTTATAGAAATTGAAAATATTGACATTTTGCTTTTAAAAGTTTCAAACAAGAAAGAGAAATTTTTGCAGATAAATATTTTAAATATCATTATAAAAAAAATCCTTTTACTTTTATTTATTGATTTAAGCAAAAGAATTGAAAATATAAGTGGGGATGGGCAAGTTGAAATAGAAAAAATTATGTAACTTTATTAAACAAAATTGAAAATGATAAAAATTTAATTATAGAATATGAACAATTATATTTTACAGGCAAAATAAAAAGATAGTTTTTACACTATCTTTTTTTTATTAAGCAAAAATATCTTCTTCTTGTCCTTGATCCTTTTTGTCTTCTGTTTTAGCAACTTCAACATTTTCAGATTCAGGAGCAACATCAGTATTTTTATTAGCTGCTTTTGTTTTCTTTGGTTGAGATTTTTTAGCTTTTAAAAGTTCTGCTTTTAATTTTTCAATTTCAGCATCTTTTTCAGCTAATATTTCAGAATTATCAACAACCTTAGTTGGTTTAACTTTTCTTAATCATGCTAAAACTTCATCATTAAGACCAGTTTTTTCATCATCAATTTCATCTTTTAAGAATTTATTCATAAAATTTCTTAATTGAGAAACTTTTTTGATATAAATTTTATCAACTTCTTTTTTAAGTTCTGCTTTTTTCTTTTTTAATTCTTCTTCAATTTCTTTTCTCTCATCTTTTGGAGTAGAAATTGGAGCTTTTACAGGAGCTTTATTATATTTAGTTATAACTTTAAGCTCATCTTTAGATAGTACAGCAAAAACATCATTAAGACCATTAGCATCTCTAAGAGTATCATTATTTTTAAGCATATGATTATAAATTTCTTTATTAATCATAATTACTCTACCAAACTTATTTGAAGTTAATCAAAAAGTTTTTCTATTTTCTGCTAACTTTTTCATTTTTGCTTGAATATCTGTTTGTTCATTTACAGGAGTAGCCATAGTTTTTTTATTTAAAAAATAAGATATTAAAGAGAGTTTTTAGGCTCTCTTTAAATATTAGTCTTGAACTTCTACATTTACAAGTCTTTCACTTCATTCAGTAAAAGTTTTTACACCAAACTTAGTTGCACCTTTTACTTGATAAGTAAAATTATCAGAATCCTTAATGTCTCAAACAAAAACTTGAGGTTTTAGATTACTTGCAAAAGAAATTGGTTTACCTTGTCCAGCTAAAATATGTTTAATTCAACCAGCAGAAACAAGATTAGTTGACCATAGAATTTTTGTATTATCTACATCACCCATGAATCCTTTTCTAACTGTTTTATCTCAATCAGTTGTACTTCTAGTTAAGAAAGGAGATTTATTTAATAATCTTTTTTCTTTTGGAGAAAAAACAACAAATCTATCATTATCAGGAACAGAAGCATTATCAAGAACTTCATTAATAGCAGTGATTAAATCATAAACATTATCTTTATCCAAAATAATTGGATTACCAGCACCACCATTACTTGCAACTTCCATATTTCAGTCATCAACAACATATCCAGCATTTTGATATTGACCAAAAATTGCTTTATCATATTCATTAGAAAATCCTTCTCTAATATCTTTATATGTTTGATGATTAGGATCAATATAAGTTTCAATTTTATCAATTATAGTAAGTCTATAAGCAAAATATCTAATTTCAGTTAATGAAAATGTTTCATTATCTGTTGTTAAATCTTGCTCATTTAGACTTTCATTAAAATCAGTTAAAGTTCAAATAGTAACTTTAGCTTGTCTAGGGAAGTTAATAGTATCAGCACCTATAAAACTTCAATCAAATTTAGTGTTTGCAATTTCTTTACCTACAAAATTTTTTCTTAAATGTTCTTGTAGATTTTTAGAGTAAACTTTTTGTATAATTGCTGCAAAATTATTAGCCATAATTATATTAGTTAAAAAATATTATATATAATTCAAGCTATTCATCAGTTTGAGCATCTGAAAAAGTTAATCATCAATATAATTCTTCACTTTTTTGTTCATAGACTTTTTGCTCTTCTTTAGATAATGAATTATAAGTATCAAAATCTATTTTTCAAGAAAAGTCTTGTGAACTAGATGTTCAATTACTAATTCAAGCTTGATTAGTGTTTAAATTGTTTTGTAAAGTTTCATTCTTTTCAGCTAAAAATTTTCATGCTTCTTCAAAAGAAGAAAATAATCAAGTATCAAGTGCTTTAGTTAAGTCATCTTTAAAATCACTAAAAGCAGGATTACTTTCAAGAAAAGAATTTAATTGTTTTTCTTTCTCTTGTTTGGCAAGAAAATTTTTAATATCTTCTTCTGTTTTTAATTCTGTTCAAGAATTATTTTCAGGTTCTTTTTTTAAGTTTTTGTTTAAATTTCAAATAACTCATCTTGCTTTTACAAGTTCTTCTTTTCATTGTAAAGCAATTTGTTTTAATTCTTCAATTGATAGTTCATTTATATTTTCACTATTCAATTCATCAATTTTGTGTACCATTTTATCTTTGGTTAAGAAAATAAGATTTTTTATGAGTTCTTAAAACTCAAAAATATAATTTTTTAAAGATGATTATAAAACATCATATATAATATATTTTTTATATTTTATTTGTCAAGACTACTTAGGCAAAAGAACTTCTTCAAGTTCTTTATTATACTCTTCAATTTCTTGATTTTGTTCTTTTTGTTTGTTTAAAAATTCTATTTCATCAATCAAGGAAGCAAAAGCATTTAGATTTTCATTCATTTTTTTATAAGTCTTTTTTTGTTCTTCATCTTCTAAATCTAAAGTTCTCATATATTTTAAAACTTTTTCTTCTTTTTCAGAAAAAAGTTCTTTTATATATTTCCATGTATCTGTTTTTGTTAAATCAATTATTGCTTGAATTTTAAATTTTTCCATAGTTTTTTTAGTTAAGCTTGTAAATCTTGTACACTAGGCATTTTATTAGAATCTTGTTGAATTAATGAATTTCACATTTGAGCTTGAGCAATATTATCAGTTTTTCATCATTCTTCTCATCACATCATTTGTTCCATTCATCACATTAAGGCTTGTTGTTTTTTAAGTTGTTCTTGTACTTTTTTAGCTTCAATATATTCTCTTATAATTTGTTGTTTGTATCATTTTTCATCATCCCTAGCATAAGAATAATAATTTATGAAAATATCATAATCTTGTCACTCTTTTGGACTTGCTGGTTTTTCTCAATTCTCTAAAAGAGTTAATCACTCCATAGCATCAATTTCATCTACACTATAAGGCAAGAATTTAGTTACTTCATCTCTTTCTAAATCTCATAAAGTTAAATATTCTCTCATAATTGCATTATAAGCATAACTTCAAGGTTGAGTATTAGGCAAGATAGTTCACATTATAACTTGAAATCTTGCAAATTTTTTCTCTTTTCTTTGTTTTTCTTGAGCTTTACTTTTTACTTCAATTAATACAGGACAATCAATAGCAAAATCTTTTTTCTTAAATTCAAAAATATCACTTGGTCAACTTCATTTTGTCACAGCAATAAATTTTTTTGAATTTGCTGGAAGATTATAAACATAGTAACTATACCATATTTCAGCACATCTTTTTTCACTTCTCATCAACATAGTTACAGAGTAGGCAAGAATTGTATTAAGATTTTGTTGTAAAGTTTGAATTTCTGCTTTTGTTTGGTTTCAATTAGGAGAAACACCAAAAGCAACATCAGATATAGCAGTTGTTTCTTCAATTTTTCTTCACATTTTTTGTCAAACATATTGTGGAAGTTGTCAAGGATTATCTTGTGGAATTGAAAAAATACTTGCTCTTATATCTCTATTGTCTTCAAGTTTAATAGGAATATATCTTCATCAAGGAGTTTTATTTTTTAAAGTTTTTATATCTAAAATAGAAGTATCAACAAATTTATCTTCTCACATAGCAATTTTTCTTGCCAAAATTAGTTCTAAATTATCTAAAACAGTTTCAGCATTAGCATATTGTCATATTTCATCCCAAAAACTAGCTCAAAAGAATAAATTAGCAATTGGATTACTTCTATAAAATTCTACTGGAAAAGTTATTTTTCTATTATCTAATTTTTCAGCTTTTGTTTTTGGTTTTAATTCTACAATTTTAATTAAAATTTTTCTGTCTCATACCCAAACAGTCAAGAATTTTTTTCATTTATATGAAATGTAATGATAGTAAATATCTATCATTCAGTCATCACTAATTTCCACAGGATAACTATTTGCATTTAATAAAGAACTTCTAGTTTCATCTAGTTCAATTGAAACTTCTCATTTTCTTCTAATTATTTCATCTACTCAAAAAAATCATCTATCTTCTGTTAAATCATAAATATTTGCTCTTTGTTCAAATCAAATAAATCTCATATCTTTAGCATGTTGATATTGTGGATCAGGAATTATTGATAATGGATCAACTGATTGAACTACAGGATGCTTATCTATTGAATCCCAACCAACAAAAGCTTTACATCATAATCAATAAAGTCATACATTCCATTTTACTTGCCAATCTATATCAAACATAGACATAGCTTTATAATCATAGTTATAAACTTTATTTACATTACTTGCAAATTCAGAAATAATATTTTTTCATAGTGGTGTAAATTCTACAAGAGTTCAATCAAGAACATTAATAGCCATCCATAATTTCATATATCTCCATAGAGTTCTAGATGCAATAGCTCATTTGACTTTTGGTTTTTTAAAAAGTTCATTATGAATCTGTCTTTTTTCTACTCTTTGAATAGAAACATGATTTAATCATTTTTGATATTGATCATCAACTATTTTTTGTAAATCAACATAATTATTTTTTATTTGTTCAATTAAATCCATAAATAAAAAAAGTATTATAAAATAAGTTTACTTTATAATACTTTTATTTTTTTGAAAATCAATATTAAACAGCTTTTTTTCATTTTGCTAAAAATTTCTTTTGATATTCTAAAGATTTTATTTTATGTTCTCTATATTTTATAAAATCTTCATCATCTAAAGCTTTTTCTAAAGCTTCTTTTCTTTCTTCTTTTTCTTCAATTTCTTTTTCAATTAAATTTAGCTCTTCTTCAAGAGTTAATTGTTTTGCTTTTTTAGGTTCTCATAAGTCTGTATATTCTTTAATTGCAAGAATTTTTGTATCAGGATAAAGAGTTATAGTTTCAGTACAGCTTTGTACTTCTCACTCTTTTAAACTAACTTCTTTAGTCATTCACTTAAAAATAATATCTCAACCTTTTTTAATTTGGTTTTCAATATTTTCTTTTGTTTCTTCTGTTTGATAAATTCAATTATTAGTTTCAATTATTAACATAGTTTTATTTGGTTATATATTTAAAATATTTAATTTAGTTTATTTTCTTTTTCTTGTTTGTCAAATTCTAAAAGTTCTTGTAAAAAATTTCTTTGTCAAACTAAAAGTTCAATTTCAAAATCTATTTGAATAATTTCAAAATTAAAATCTAGTTTACAAGCAGTTTCTTTTTTAAAAGCAAGTTCAGAAATAGTTTCATTTATTTTAGAAATTTTATTTTTTATTTTACTAATCATTTTGAGTTTTTAAAAATCTAAGTACATGAGTAGAAATAGAAATATCTTTTTTTCTTATTGGTTGTAGAAGTTGTAATCATTCATAACTTCTGCATCTAGATATTGCAACATAAACTTGTCAATCTACAAAAGCTCAAGTTCATAAATCTATAACAACATTATCAAAACTTTTTCATTGACTTTTATGTATTGTTATAGCAAATGCTAGTTTAAAAGGGAATTGAGTAAAAGTTCAAGTTATTATAGGTTCTCAAAACTCATCTTCTCAATCTGTTTTTTGCCAAGTTTTTTTATTTACTTCTATAGTTATTCATTCATCTAAAGTAACTTCAACAGTTGTTATGAATCAACTAGAATTTTTATTTATTTTTGTAATTGTTCATAAAGTTCAATTAGCAAAAGCAAAAGTTAAATTTTCATTAGTTGTAAACATTATTCTAGCTCATACTTTCATTTTAATTAATTCTTCTGTTGGGAAGTCTTCTTTTGGATATTCTCATTTTACAATTGCTTTTGAAAATTCAGTATTTCAAGGAAGTTTAGCAAGTTCTAAATTATTTTTAGTATTTACAATATAATTTGTAGTTGCTACAACAATTGATTTTGGGTTTATTTGGTCTTTTTCTACAACTCTATTATTAAAATAATCAAGTAAATCTTGTGATTTATCTCAAATTCTTAATCTATTAAGCATATTTATAAATTTTGGGTCTTCTTGCCTATAAACTTTTTTTAATTCTATAACTTCAAACTTTTCTCTTATAAAAGAATTTCAATCAAAAAAGAAAAGTCATTTATATTTTTCATTATAGTATTTTTTTAATTCTTCATCTCTTTCAGGAACAGGTGGGAGTTGTAGTAAATCTCAAACAAAAACAAATTGTTTTCATCATAAAAATTCATCATTTCACATAATCATTTTCATAATTGTATTTATTTTATCAAAAAGGTCTGCTCTCATCATAGAAACTTCATCTATAATAAAAATATCAGTATCTTTAACAATTTCTTTTGTTGCTTGTTTTATGTTTGTTCTTTGTCAAGGTATTAAATTAAAAAATGAGTGTATAGTTTGTCAACCAATATTAATAGCAGCAATTCAAGTTGTTCATAATAAAATAAATTTCTTTTTTGTTTTTGAGATAAAAAAATTTACTAAAGTTGATTTTCAAGCTCATGCTTTTCAAGTTAAATATAAATTTTTATTTGTATTTTCCATTATATTGAGAGCATTTATAGACTCTCATTCAAATTTTAAATCTTCCATTTTTATTTTTGGTTAAAATCTTTATTTGTTCTTTTAATTCAAGTTTTTATAATAATATGTAAATCTTTTAAGTTTAAATTAGAATTTTCTAAAAATAATTCAATTATCTTTTTTACTTCTTCTTTATGTTTTTCAGGAACTTCTTTTAATAAATCTTTTATCATTTCTTCTTTTGTGAATTCTTTTTTATCTATAATTATTTCCCAATCTTCTGCAAGTAAATCATCACTATCAAGAAAAGTTGGTGCAAGATTTCATTCACAATAACAATAAAAATAAGGTTGATTCATTTTACTTTTTTCAGTTGGATATTGAACTTTTATATATGTATCTTTATTCCAATCTTTTCTTCTAGCTTTTTCTCATGCTTTTAAAAATTCTAAAACTTTTGAGAATGATAAATTTTTTAGGTTTTCTATTGTGTTCATAATTATTTTTTAGGTTTATAAGTTAAAATTTCATTAAATTTTACAGGAACAGGTTCAACAATAACTCAATCAGCATCAACATAAGTTTCTCATTTTAAATTCATTTCTGATGCAGTTTTAAGTTTAGATTCTAGTTCTTTTAATTTTTGATATTCTTCAAAATAGTCTTTATTTTCTTTAAAATCAAATGTTTTTCTAACAGATATAGAAAATTCAGGGAATTCAGAAGGATCAGCTTCAACAACATCTTTAGTTGGTTGTTCTAATTCTTTTAATAATTTCTTTAAATATTTTTCTAAACTTTTTAAACTTCAATAAAGTTTAGGTGTTAAAATTTCTCAATTTTCTTGTTTTTCCATATTTTTATCAAGAATATTTTTTATTGCTTGAAAATCTCAATTTTCTACTTGTAAAAAAGTTATTAAAATTAAACTTAATTCTTCTTTTGAAAGTTTTTTAATTTCTTCTAATCTTTCTTCTTGAGATAATCAAAACATTTTTGTTATTTTTTCTAACATAGCTTTATTTATTAGTTGGTAAAGTTAAATTTCATTCATCAATAACTATTGAATCAAATTTATCAATTATAGGTCTTTCAATAAAAATTTGAAAATTATTGTCTAAAATTTTATTTTTAATTTTTTCTAAAGTTTTTATATCTAATTCTCATCCTTGTTCTATCCTAATCATTCTTAAAGGACTTCCAGAGATAAGAATTAAATCAATTGCAACTTCAATTTTTCTAGCAGTATTTAAAAGTTTATATTCTATTCAGTCAACCAAAATTCATAATTCATCAGATATTTCCATATAATCAGGTAAATCAGAATTAGCAATAATTTCAGTTCTCTTTTTTCTTAATTCTTTTAATTTTTCTTCTATTTCATTAAACTCTTTTTCTGCTTCATCTCTTTCTTTTTTAATTTTTAAATACTCATCATATTTTTCTACTTCTTTATTGTATTCTTCAATATTTTCAATTTCTTTATTAATCTCTTCAAGAGTTCAAATATTTTCTTTTTTAATCTTATCTACTAAATCTTTTCACTCTTGTTTGATTTCTTCAAGTTCTTTTTCTGCTTGTACTAATTTTCTTTTTAATTCTTCAATTTCTTCTTGTTTTTGTTTGAATTTTACAACAGTTTCATTTTTCTTTTGTAATAATTCTTTCTTTTCTAATAAATCTTTTATAGATTTTTTTTCTTTTTTTACAGGTTTATAATTTTTTGCAAATTCTTCAAAAAGATTATTTTTATAAATTTTTAAAGTTCTTAATTCTTTTCTTTGATTTTCAACTTCTTTAATTTCTTTATCAATTTCAGAAGTATCTAGTTTTACAGTTTCTTTAATTTCTTTTATTTGTTCTGAAATTGTAAGTTGTCATAATTTCAGTGGATCAAGAGTAAGAGAGTTTAATAAACTATCTAAATCTTTTTGAGATATTTTTTTTCAATTTAATTCAGCAATTAATTTTGTTTTTCATGCTGGATTTTTTGCAGTTCATTTTGAAAATTCTCTAGTCAATTTAAGCTCAACTTCTTCTCATTCTATAGATAATTTTATAACAGCTTTATTTTCTCATTTTTTAACAAGTGATGCTGGAGAAACAGAACCTTGTCCAAAAAATTTTTGTCCTTGAATTGCAGTTAAAATTGCTTCAACAAAAGAAGATTTTCAATTTCAATTATATCATCAAATAACATTCCAATCATAAAGAGCAGTATTAATATTTTCTATATTTTTAAAATCTTTAATATCTATAAAATTAATTTTTAGATTTTTTATTTTACTTTTTTGTTTTTCAAAATTAGATTCAACCTTGAAAATATCATTTTCAGTATTCATAGCTTTTTTATTTAATTGTATAAAATAAAATAATTAGAAAAACAAGTAAAAATCAATATCTATTTACATAAAAGAAATTTGTTATTTCTCTTTCAAAAATTCTTCTTCTAGCATTTTTTTGATATGTTTTCATTTTACTTGTTTTTATAAAAATAAAATATTATTTAAAAATATCTTCTGCATCATCAATTGAAACTTCTTTTTTAGGTTCTTCTTTTGGTGTAGCAGTTTCTTTTTTAGCTTGTTTTTTTTCTTCAATTTCTTTTTCAATAGCTTTTTCTTGTTCATCAAGGTCTTCTATTCAATAAAGTTTTTTAAATTCTTTACTTTCTTGAATTTTTTCTTGAATCCATTCAGGAAGTTCTTCAAAAACATCTTCATCAAATCAAACAGGTTCTCATTTTTCATTTGTTTGAATTTCAAAAATATATGGTTTTCTATCAGTTGTTGGAACTTCAATACCTTTCATTAAAGGCATTACATTCTCAAGATTAGCATATTGTCAATCTTCTGAATGTATAACTTGAACTTGACAAGTTTTTCAAACTATTTTTCACAAATTAAATCATTCTAATTCTTCTTTTGTGAATTTTTTTCATCTCCAACTTTCTAAAAGTTTTCTAAGTTTAGCTTTTCAAGATAAACTAGCAGTAAGATTAATTCAAATCACTCTACAAGTTTTTACTGTTTCTCAAGTTTCTTGATCTTCATATTCAACTTCCAAAGAAGGGATTTCAAAATCAAATCTAACTTGGTGAACTTCTTTCTCTTTATTATTGAAAGTAAGTTTTTGTGTTCATAAATCTATAACACTAATACATCTTGCTGGATAAACTCATTCAGGGATAATTTCCCTTTTAGCACTTTTTTCACTAACTGTTAAACTCATAATATATAAAATTATGTTATAAAATAAATCAGTTTTACTTCTTGACTGGAAGCTTTTATGTAGATTTTTTATATTCTACACCTACAACTATAAAGTTGTAAGCTTCGGCAACATCTTGATTTTATAATCAAGGTGTAAAATATAAAGCTGGGAGAGACAGGATTTGAACCTGCAACAACTGTCTTCATATCATCATGAGCAGTTCTAAGGATGATAAACTTTACCCATTAAGCTACTCTCCCATATATTTTGTAAATAAGTGCCAATAGCTACTTTAAAAGTAATGTCTTTAGGTCTTATCTTATTTACAAGATTAGTATATTTATTTTTTATTTTATGTCAAAACTTTTTTTGACTTTTTTTATAAAACTTATTCTTAAAAGTTTAATTTTATAAAGTTTTTCCCTTGTTTTTCAGCTTTTAGAATATCTTTAAAATTTATAATTTTATATGTATTATATTTTTTTGAATAAATTAAAACAATAGAAAACATATTTATAAAACAAAAATTATCAATTAATAAATAAATTCTTTTAAGTGCAGTATATTGATTATTTCTTAAAATAGAAAAATTAAAAATATCTCAATCAATCATTTTTACTTCACAAAAATAAACTCATCATTTATTTATTCAAAAAAAATCAAAAGGTTTAATTGTTCTAATTAAATCAGGAATTTTAAAAGCCCATCATTTTTTATCTTTTGTAAATTCTTTTAAAAAAGCAGTTGTAAATTTACTTTCTAAAGTAAAATTTCATTTTATATTAAAATTTAGGTTTTTCATTTTTTATCTTTTATCTAATATTTCAAAATATTCTTTATCAATTTCAATTGCAACAATATTGCAATTATATTTTTTTCATGCTTCAATTATTGGTCAACATCAAGCAAAAGGATCAATAATCCAATTAGTAGGATTAGGATTTTCTTCACTTGGTAGGTTTATTGAATTTTTAAGCATATATTCATATAATTCAGCTGGTTTTTCTGTTGGATGCTGCTTTTTTCAAATTATATTTTTTACATTTATAATATTTGTACTTCACATATCATTTATATTTCTTGCTGGTCATTTTCTTAACATAAGAATAAATTCAGCTCCTTGCATATAATATTTATTTGGTGTAAAATTTCATTTATTCCAAACAAGAAGATTTTGAAAAATAAATCATTTCTTTTTTACTCTTTTTCAATTTCTAATTTTTTCTTTTTCTTCTTCTGTATTAGCACAAATTTCAGCTTCAAGTTGTAATTCTTTTAGATTTCTTGCATTTATCATTATATAAGTATGAGTTCAATTTTTCATAATTCTATATAATTCAGGAAGCCAATCAGCAAAAGATAAGTCATTATGTTCAAACATTTTTCAATCTCTAACATTAGAATTTACTATTGTTTCTCATTTTTTCTTCCATTTATCATTACATTTAGTATTACTGCTAGGAACTTTAATTTCTTTATATCATCTATTTAAGCAACCTTTTGGATCTGTTTTTGCCCAATTTTTATTTATTTCATTTCAATTCTCATCAATTAATATAGTTCTTGTTCATCATCATTTTACTATATAAGGACAATCAGTAATACAAACATCAATTGACTCATCTTTTAATTTTTTCATTGTTTTTATACAATCATCATTTATTTTATGTATTTTTGACATATTTTTTAAAATTAAAATTTAATTCTTTCTTTTTTTCAGATTTTATTTATTTCTATATCTTCTTTTTTTATTCAATATTCAGAAGTTATAGTTTTTATTTTTTCTCTTCTTTGGTTGTTTAAAATTGGTAAATCATTCCAAACTCAAACTAGAACTTTATTTTTATCTTTAAATTTTCTTAATCATCTTCAAATTGCTTGAATCACTGTAGCTTTGAATTTTATAGCACTTGCTAAAAAAATTGTATCTATAAAAGGTATATCAACTCAAATTCAAACTTTTTGTATTGTTCAAAAAATTATTATTTTTTCTCAATTTAATATTTTTTCTTTAGCTTTTTTAATATTTTTTTCATCATCTTTAATTTTTGTGTCTCCATGAATAGGAAACATAAAAATTTTTTCAGAAAATATTTTTTTTATTTGTTCTTCAAAATTAAAAACTTCATTTTTTCTATCTGTTAAAATTAATAAACATTTAGAATTTTTAAATAATTCTTTAATATTTTTAATTTGTTCTTTTAATCTTGTTTGATTTTCACTTATAGCAGTTCTCATTTCTGCAGGATTTTCATATTCATATCTTCAATTAAAATGATAATCATAAAAAGTAAAATTAGGGATTATATTATATCAATTATTTTCTTGTCATTTTACTTTTATTGTTAATCAAAAATATTTTTCTAAATCTTTTTGGTCTAAAATATCTTGGTATGGTGTTCAACTTAATCAATATAAAGCAACTCATTTTTGTCAATTAAAAAAAATATTTAAAGCAGTCCAAAATTTTTTTGTAAATTGTACAGGTGCTTCATCAATCAAGACTAAAGAAAATTTTTCAGAAAATTTTTTATAATCTAAAGTAAAACTTTTTTTAGTCATTATTGTTATTTTTCACAATTCTTTTTTTCATCATCAGTATTGAGCTGGTTCTATATTTGTAAATTTTTTAAACTTTTCACACATTTCTCACAATGTTTTTACATTATGAACTAAAATTAAAGTATTAGTATTATAATATTTAGTTATATCTAAGATAACATGACTTTTTCATTTTCAAGTTTTTAGTTCTATTAATCAACATCTATAATTATATTTCTCATTTCTTTTTTTTATTTGTTCTAATACTTTATTTTGAATTTCAATATTTTCTTTAAATTTTATTTTTTCTTGTTCAGGAATTTCTTTTATTTTTAAATTTATAGTTTTTTCTATTTCAGGAATATTTTTTATTCAAGTTGGATCAATAACATAATCAATAGTAGGTGGTAAATATTTTCAGTTATAATATCTTATAACTTTATCAGTCATTCTATCTAAAAAATGATTATAAACTTTTTTTCTTATTGTTAAAAAATCTTTTATTTCTAAAATATTCATTTTTATTTTCATTTTAATAAAATATTTTGTACACTTTGTAATATTCAAGAATAATTTTCTTGAAAAATTTTAATATCACTAAAGTAAATTTTTTCTAAAAATTCTTCTCAAGTATAATCTATATTAAATTTTTCAATATAAATAGTATTATATGTTACTATGAATTTACAATAATTATTTTTATATGTAGTTTGAATTTCTCATCAATCTCTATTTTTAAAATTATTAATTAATTTTATATCAAAATTATTATGTTTTAATTTAAAAATAACAAAAGATAATTCATCTGAAAAACTTTTTGGTTTATTTAAAATTTTTATTCATTTTTCAATACATTCTTTTAAAACAAAATCAAACATTTTTTTTATTGTTAAAAAACTAAATCATTTTTACTTTGTATTATTCTTTTTATTTCTCATTCAGGTAATAATCAATCTCATTCAACTTCTTTTTCAATTCTATATCATCTAAATTTTTTTCATTTTATAGTTGTTGCAATAACTTTATATCTAACAGATAAACTATTGTTAAAATAATTTATTTTATATCTATCATTATTTATATAGTCATCTTCTCCTATTTCTTCTCTATATAAGTTCAAGAAAAAATTTCTTTCTTTGTTTGTTATATATTTTACATTTGGGTATTTTTCTTCAAACCATTTAAAAAATAAATTTCAAACAGATTCAGAAAGTAATTCTAATTCTCTTTTATCTTCATTATCTAAAGGTAAAATATTTTTTGCTTTTGGAATTTCAGGATATTTTTTAAAAAGATATGCTAAAAAATTTTCTACATTTTTTTTGTCTTTTATAGCTTCTGCTATTTTTCATCATTTTTCTAATCAAATTGGTGTTCAAGTTTTGATTATTGAAAATCTTCTATTTCAACTATCAGAAGAATCAAGTTGAATAGGCTTATTTTCATTTGAACTCATTATAAACCAAGCTATATTTTCAGTAGAAATAGGGTCTTGTCCTTTTTTCTCAATAATTATTTTATCTTCCATAATGAAAGTTTTCAACTTTTGCATGTTCTTTTTTCATTTTGCAGTATTATCAACAGATAATTCTTTAAACTCTACAATTAATTTTTGTCAAGTATAAGTAGCAAATCTTGATTCTATACTTTCTTGAGTTAATCAAATTTGAGTATTATTTTCTCAAAATATTTTTGATAATAATTTTATAAATAATCATTTTCAAGTTCAACCAACTCAATGGAAAACAACAGCAGGGATCAAAACATCATTAAGATGAGTATATTTATATAAAATAGCTTTTAATAACCACTCCATATTTTCTTTATTTCATCAGCAAATATTTTTTATTAAAAATTGTATATCTTCATGCACTGTTGGATTATTGCTAGGTTTTATAATATCTTTTTTATCTAATAAATTATAAAGTCATTTTTTTCATCAATCAAAATAACAAATTCAATCATAAGTTGGTATTTCTCATTTTAATCTTAATTCATCAAATTCTTTAGGTTTTTGTCAAAAATGTCTAGCTATAGAATATAAACTTTTAAAAGAAAAATCTTTTATATCAAAATACTCCATTTTAATATTGTGGTAAAAAATTCTATCTTCATATAAAGGATTTTGTTTTATAATCTCATCTTTTTTAAATTCATCCAAAAGAACAGAGTTTTTAATTAATTCAATAAAATCTTCTTTTCTCCAACCTTGATTATATAAATCATTAATATCATATTTATCTAATCAGTCAATTTTTGGATAAATAACTTTTCTTATCGGTCTTCAAATTTTATCTTGTAGACTATAAGTAGCATTTAATCAAGGTCAATCATTATCATAAAGACAAATAATTTTATCAACATTTTTTGTAAGTTTTTGAATTTCATCAGCATGAGCAGAGACTCATCATAAGTTTCAAATAACACTTTTAAATCAAAGTAATTTTAAAATTAAATAGTCTGTTTCTCATTCTACAATTAAAACAAATTTACTTGAAATTTCTTCTTTTTCATAAATTAATCAAGTTCAATAAGGTTTTCAAACTGAAACACTTTTAATCTCTTTTCAACCAAAAGAAAAAGGTGTTCAGTCTATAGTTCTTAATTTAGCTCAACAAATTTCATCATTTTTATAACAAGGGAATATAATACAATCTTTATAAATTTTATCTTTAATCCAAATATTTTCAGCAAATCAAAACTCTTGTGCTAGTTTATTTATAAAATCTTTATTTTCAGTTATAAAATCATATTTTATTCATCTTAATTGTAAAAATCTTTCAAATCAAGGACAAGATTTTTTCATCTTATATGATTCAAATTTTTCTACAAGTTCAGTTCTTTTTGGAGATTTTTTAAATTCTTTTTTTTCAGATTCTATATTATACATAGCACATAAATCTTTAATAACTTCTTTTTTGTCTTTTCCTGTAAATTTTAACTCAAAATCAATTATTGATCATCAGCCTAAAACTCAAGAGTAATCCATATAACCTTTATTTTGGTCTTTATAAACAAGCAAACTTGGGTTTTTATCTTTTTCATGAGCTTTAAATCTAACTCATTGAGTTTCATTTATTCCTTTTTGTCATAATCTTTTAGAAATATGTTCAACTAAATTAACTTCTGTTTTTAATTTAGTTATTGCATCCATTTTTCTTAACTTTTATTTATTAAATTTTTATATTCTTCTTTTTGTTTGAAATTATTTATATTTTCTAAAAGTCTTTTTGCTTTTTCAATTCATAAAGGATAATCAGGATTATTTTTAAGATTAGAAACTACTTGTTTATAATCTCACATAATTTCTCAAATTTGTTTATGAGTAAATCAAAAATTTTCAAGTTCAATAATATTTGTTTTTAATTCTTCTTTAAGTTCTTTTTGTAAAATTATTTTTGGCTTCATTTTTTATTTAATTTAGATAATAAATTTTTAATTCTTTTATTTCTCCTAAAAAGTTTTTGTCTGTAATTATTTAAACTTTTATTTTTGCTTTTAATTTGTTTTTTAAAGTTTTCAATTCTTTTATCACAATAAGAAATATATTTTTCTTTATCTTGATGAATTTTATTTAATTCTTCTTGCAAAAATTTATTGTCCTTTATCTTTTTTCAATATTGAATTTCAAGAAAAACAATATATCAAATTAGAAAGATAAAAAGTATAAAATATCATATTTGTAAATCCATAAGCTTTTTTTAAAAAAATAAAATATGTATTATTATAATATTTATTTTTTATTTTATGTCAAAATTATTTTTTCTTTTTATTTTACAAATAAGACTTTTATTTGGATAAATTCAGAAAAGTTTCAATAAAGTAAAAATTTCTTTAGATTCATTTTGAAATTGAATTTTTAATTTTAAATAATCCATACTATCAAAAGTATTTTTTATTTGTCTCAATAATATATCTGCTTCATACCATTTTTTATTAATATTTCTTTTTTATCTTTTGAAATATTAATTCAATCAATATATTGTAAAATCATATTTTTCTTTTAAGAAATATTTTAAAAAGGCAAATTATATTTTTTTATTTTCTTAAATCTCTCTATCCATTCATGCACAGATTTAAGAGTTTCAAAAATTTCTTTATTTTTTAGATCTGTTTTAGCTAGTTCCTTGTGTATTTTTCATAATTCAATTATATATTTATGAAAATCATTTAATTTTAAATCTCTAGTTTCCATAAAAAAATTAATTAAAGTCTAATAATTCATCAAAAACATATTTTATATTATTTTCTTTTAAAATTTTTATAAAATTTATAAAAGCTTTTTTGGTTTTTTGTTTTGATAAATTGCTATTTTTATCCCATAAAATAGTTATCCACCATTCAGTTTGTTTTCTATTCTCATCATAATCATTTTTAATCAAGAGAAAAGAATGTTTAAAAAATTTTACTGTTATTTGTCATTCTCAATCTATTTCATAAGAGAATTTTTTATTTTTTAATAGTTTTTCTAAATTAGTCATTTTTAAAATAATTAGTAATATTTTTATTTAATTTTTTCTAATAAATCTTTTATCATTTCTTCTTTTACTTCATCTATATCTTTTATTTCTCAAGTTTTTTTATTTTTAAATTCTAATCATCATACATGTAAATAATTTTCATTTAAAAAATCTGAATAATTTTTTAATATAAATTCATTAAAATCTTTTATTTTGACTGGTTTTAATACTCAAATTTTTTCAAGATTTTTTCTATTTAGTTTCATTATTTATAAAGTTATCAAATAAATCTAATACTTCTTTAAAATTTCTATAAGAATAAATAAGTTCTTTTAATAATTTTTTACTTAATTTCTTTTTTATAGTTTCTTTTATTCAAATTTTTATAATTTCTTCATTTTCAAGATTTACAATAAATTTTATTGCTATTCAATATTTTTCTCATCAAACTTCATAAGTATTTTTTCAGGTTTTTTTACTTGTATCTTCCCAAATTGTTTTTTTCTTTATATTTTTAAAATGTTCTTTTAATTCTTGTAAAGAAAAGTTTTTAGTATTTGTATTATATAATCAATGCACTGTTTCATATACATGAATTTGAGCTATATATTCTTTTTTATTTTTTGGCTCAATTCATTTAAAACTATCTATATAATCTTTAATTTCTTTAGTTGTTGTTCATTCTGAACATCTAAACATTAATTCATATTCATATATTTTAGAATCATCATATAGTTCAGCTGGTTCATTTCATAAATATTTACACCATTTAATTCTTATGTTTTTATTACTTGTATCTTCCATTAATTTTTCAACTTCAACACCTCTCATTTTTACTTTTATTCTTTTTTCCATTTTTGTTTTATGTTAAATTATAAAATAATAAGTCTATCTAATATAATTGTCTCTTTATCTTTTTCAGGACAATTAAAAAAATTATGTACTTTTTTATGTTCATCTGAAAAAGTAAAAATCTTATTTAATTTTATATTTTTTACTTTTGTTCAAATTTTTATTTCTTTTCAATTTTTATCTTTAAAAATCATAATCTTATAATTATATATTAAAATAAATATTATATTTTATTAAGAAGATTTTTTCTAACTTATAAAGA